GTTCAAAACCCTACGGAAAGAAAAAAGGTGAGAGAGGCAGAAGAGGCGCTGGTGAGAATGGGGAAATTGAAACCGGAAGATATGACCGTGTTCCCGAACAATAAACTTATTGGTCTTTCTTCTGCATCTTACAAATTTGAATATCTCTATAAGCTATTGCGACTACGAAAGACTTATATTGAATCCGGAGTCAGCGTCTTCCTTATTTGATTCCGAGGACGATAGGAAACAAAAGAAAAAACAAGCCTTTCGAATTATTACTCACTTTGCTTACGATATCGCCCCCAGAGATTTGTATGACGAAAACTTGCTGGAGCACGCCAAGTCTACCATGTCGATTTCTCAGTTCGAAAGAGAATTCGGGGCGAAGTTTACGGATGATTCGAGCGGATATTTCAAGATAAGCAGGATGAAAGCCTGTTCTATTGAGGATGGGGAGGGACAAAGCGTGGAAATTCGTGGAGAAGCTGGAGCAGAGTATATTCTTGCCGTGGACCCTTCTTGGTCGGAAAGTGATAGTTCTGACGACTTTGCTATGCAAATTTTGAAGCTAGAGCCAGACAGGGAGGGCGCGGTTGTCGTCCACAGTTACGCCATGAGCGGGACAAACCTGAAAAAGCATATCGCCTATATGTTGTATGTCTTGGACAATTTCAATATCGTCTCAATCGTTATGGACTATAATGGCGGTCAACAGTTTTTAAGTTCAATAAACGAAAGCGCTGAGTTTGCTGAAAGAGGGATAAAAATCAAAACCATCGAGGCCGACTTGGATAACCCGCAGGAATACAACAAGGCCCTTATGGAGGCCCGCAGGCAATACAACTTGAAGGACTATAGGATTTGTATCCTAAGAAAGCCAAGCTCAAATTGGATTCGTAACGCGAATGAATCCTTGCAGGCAGCCTTCGACCATAAGAGGATTCTTTTTGCTGGTATGGCCTTGGATACAAAAAATGGGCCGCAACACTATATTCAACAGATTTCCAGCCCCATAGACATTAGCGGGATTTCGTTCTGCGGAGAGGAGTACGAGATTAAGGGACAAGACAATCGGGGCAGGATGATTGATTTTCTGGAGATTCAGAAGGAAAACATAGAGCTTACAAAGTCACAATGCGCCCTTATTGAGGTTACGACATCTCCGCAGGGGACTCAGAGTTTCGACCTGCCGAGAGAATTAAGAAGTCAAACGGGGCGCAATAAAACCCGCAAAGACTCTTATTCTGCACTGGTTTTAGGGAACTGGATGATGGGAACCCATTATGACATGATGAAAGTGAAGGCGGAGATGCCCAGATTCCGCCCTCGTTTCATAAAGTAACTTTAAAGTGAAAAAAGTAGACTTTCCGTGTATAATATGGTATGGCAAAACGCACATACACAAAGCGAGACGAAGCTTATTGGTCGCAATTTGGTAAAGACAGGTCAGGTGGCACGATGCAGACTTCCATGGCGGCATACGCCCCTCCGGCCCTGCTGAGAGCAGAAGCTCGCTTCTCTTCTGGGGAAGGGAGAACAACTCGGCGCAGAAATCAGTCATCCAAAACAATTTTGGATGATAGATATAGCAATATCGCAGAAGGGATGCTCCCGTGGGAACATTCCAGCGACGGAATCAGCGTAAGGGAGGCTATTGAATTGTGTCAAAAGGCTTATGCTAACATTGCTTTGTTTAGAAATGTTATCGACATGATGTCGGAATTTTCGAACAACGAAATTTATTTCGAAGGAGGAACGAAAGAATCAAAGAAATTTTTCTCTGCTTGGTTGAAGAAAATCAATATTTGGAATCTTTCTGACCAATATTTCAGGGAATACTTCAGGGGCGGCAACGTCTTTTTGTGGAGGGTAGACGGAAAGTTTCAAGAAAAGGACTTTCTAAACATGGTTAGTAAGCGTGGAGCAAAGGAGAATACTATACCCCTAAAGTATATTCTTTTAAACCCGCGAGAAATCTCCGCCAAACACGTTTCCTCATATGATGGAGAGTCATACGAAAAGGTATTATCTCAATACGACCTTAAAAGGTTGGCAACGTCAACCCATCCGGAGGACAAAAAGTTGTTTGAGTCGTTGCCGCCCCAAACTAAAGACCAAATTAAAAGGGGCTACTATCAAGGGGATGGAATCCATGTGAAGCTCGACCCATCCAAGTTGTATTTCAGTTTCTACAAGAAACAAGATTACGAGGCTTTTGCTATTCCATTCGGGTTTCCGGTTTTAGCGGACTTGAATATGAAGCAGGAGTTTAAAAACATGGACGCCTCTATAATGAGAACCGTTCAGGATGTTATTCTTCTCGTAACGAATGGAGCCAAGCCAGATGATGGGGGCATTAATCCTCAGACCATTGGGGACTTGCAGGCCCTGTTTGGAAATGAAACAACGGGGAGAGTCCTTGTTGCCGACTACACAACTAAGGGAGAATTCATTATTCCGGACCTCAAGAAGGTGCTGGGCAAGGAAAAATACGAAGTTCTTAATCAAGACATTAAGGACGGTCTCCAGAATATTATGCTCGCGGATGACGCGCACGCTACCGCCGACGTTAAGGTTAAAATCTTTCTCGACCGATTGAGGGAGGCTCGCCAGCAGTTCTTGAATGATTTTCTGCAAAAGGAAATTGACAGAATTTCAGAGGGGCTGAATTTTAGAAAGGCCCCTATTGCCAAGTTCAAGGAAATCGACATGAAGGACGACCTTCAGCTTATGAGGGTCGGAACAAGGCTTATGGAGTTATCTATTCTTACTCCGGAGCAGGGAATGGACTTCTTGAGACGAGGAGAACTTCCTTCTTCCGAAGAGTTGAGTGAAGCGCAAGAGGAGTACATCAAGAAAAGAAAGAAGGGATACTTCAACCCAATGGTTGGCGGCGTTCCGACTTTTTCTCCTCCTATTGATAAGAACGCCCAGCAAAAGGCCGCAGCCGTTCCGGGGTCAAAAGGACGGCCAATGGGCGCAAAAGAAGAGCCGTCTTCGAAAACGACAGTAAAGAAGATGGCGGCAAGTTGGAGCGTGGCCAACTCTTTTTATAATAGCGCAGAAAGGGCAATGAAAAAGTTTGTTGGCTCCGAAAACTACGGAGAAGAGCAGAGAGAGGTTTTGTATGAGGCTTGCCAGAAGATTATGGCGTCTAAGGATGAGTCAGAGTGGCTGAATACCTTTAAGGCTTGTTTAAAATGCCCTGAGCAATTGGGCGAATTGTGTGTAAAGGAAGAGATATCTGCTCTAAGGGAGAAACATAATCTTCCATCTGTTTCTTCTGCAACCCTTCTTTATTATAGTTTAGACAATGAAATTTAATCATACTGCCAAATTCAGCGCGGAAATTTTCGCGGCCAAACAAGTGCCAGAATTTTCAGCACACCAAAAAGAGTCTATCGCCTCATTAAAAGACTTGGCCCCTGCTTATTGGGAAGCTAAGAATATCGACCTGCTTGCTGTGGCGTTTGATGGCGCAGTGGTTAATCAGTTTAACGCTAATGATGATGGGATAGCTTCTAATGTCGCCGTTCAGGTCATGGACAAGTTCGCGCATAAACCTATCAATATTGAGCATGATAGAACTAGAATTATTGGCCACATTACCAGCGCGGCCTGCACGGACAGGAGCACTCACGAATTTATTTGGAACGAGGACGCAGAAAAGTTGGCCTCTCCTTATAATTTGTCCTTGGGCGGGTTTATTTACAAAATGGTTGACAGTGATTTTTATGAAGAATTAGAGGAGTCGATGGACCCGAGTTCTTCAAGCTATCATTCTATTTCTGCAAGCTGGGAGGTTGGCTTTAATAGTTTTGCAATTGCGCTGGGAGGCCAAGAGGTTCAACACGCGGAAATCATTACAAATCCTATTGAGGTAGCAAAGTATGCTCAATATTTGAGAGCATTCGGCGGAAAAGGATATACCGAAGACGGAAGGCGGGTTTATCGTCTGATTACTGGCGACGTTTATCCGCTGGGAATTGGCTTCGTTAAAAACCCTGCGGCAGACGTTAAAGGTATCCATCATTACGAAGATGAGGGGAAATGTACCGAAAAAGACAAAATCGCCGCAAAAAAGGACGAATTTATTGCGAATAAAGATTCCAATATTTCACAATCGGAAAAAAGTAATGTAAAAAGTCATGATTCGAAAATATCTATGGAAGAATTACTTAAACAACTCAAAGAGGCGCTCGCTAGTCAAGACAAGGTGACTGAAGAAGTCGCTGCGAATATTGCAAA